TTTACTCCAATCTATTTCGTCTGTTTCAGAACTTTCTTCAGTAGATTCTTCAGCAACTGTTTCTTCAACATCCCAATCTTCTTCAGTTTCTTGTTCTTCAGTTTCTTCCTCTTCTTCTTTTTCGTTTTCAACAACTATACTATCCCATGTTCCATCTTCACCGTCTTCACCATCTTCAATTTGTACGTCTTCAACTTTTTCTGTTTCTGTTTTTGGTTTTTCAATAATCTCTTCTGTAAAAGCGTTTACGTCAAAAGATTTTTGTTCTGATTGTTCCTCAACTTTTTCTACTAATTGTGATTTTTCTTCTGTTTCACTCATAATTTATTTTTTTTAATTAATTTTACAAAGATACAAATTTTTTTATTTATTTAATGCCTGTAAAGATTCGTCCATACTAGGCCCTTGTTGTTCCTCGTTTCCTGTGTCTGGTTCTGTAGTTTCTTGTGATCTAGATTCAGACATTAATCTACCTCTTTCTTTCATGTCTGCAATATCTCTTTGATCGTCAGAATTTATTTCAGCAACTACAATTTTAGTTTCATTATTCATTTTTGCAATCTCAACTTGTGTATCTAATTCCATTTGTTTTATTTCGGCGTCAGCTTGTTTTGCAGCCATTGCAGCTTCCGCTTCAGCTTGTGCTTGTTGTTGAGCTTGTTGTTGTTGAACCTCTTGTATTTTCTTCATTTCATCCATACCTCTTTCTAAAACATGTTCAGCTTCAGTCATTGTGTCTGATTTTAAAACCTTAATAACATTTAAGAAATCAATTTGTCCAGACTGTAAAGCTGATTGTGCTAATTGAGATATCACACCTTTAAGAGACTCGTCTTTACCACTGTCTCCTAAATAAATACCGTAATCATTTAAAGCTATGTCAGGCATTACATTTAAAAACTTATAAGCTCCGTCACCAAGTATTGTAGCAGCTTTTTTACCTCCCGCCCACGCGAGCTTCATTAAATCACAAAGTTGTTCAAAAACACGTTTTTTAACCTCATTATGAGAATGAAACCAATCTTCAGTTATAACAGATGACTGTACTACTGCTCTTTGTACGTTTCCTACATACTCATATTGTCCAACCGCTCCCTCTCTTTGTTTAGTAACACCAGAAATAGATCCAGCTGTTTCTTCTAACATTAATTTTAAATTAATTAACTGTTGTACAGAATTTGATAAAGTAAAATCTATTTGTTGGAATTGATTAAACGCGGCAGTTTGATTACCTTCGTCTCTAGAATTTATAGGTATTATACCATCATTTTTAATATGATACATAACAGTCTGCATGTCCA